GTAAAGAAACAAGATGAAGAGTCATTAGTACCAGCACATCCAACATCAATTATTATTTCATCAGATAATGGACCAGTCGGAGGTCCATGCATGGCAATCATTGTGGCATGTGATACAGAAGAACCACAAGTACAGATGAATTATTATGTAAAATATGTGAACGCAGGTAATTTATCAATTAAGTCAACAATGTTAATAACAAGGATAGCATAAATTTAAAAAACAAACAATGTTACTAAATTGATTATAACAAACATAATTATTTTTATTTTCTGAAAAAATATTTTTAGACTAAAATATTTTTTAAGTTACAAATATATATTACAATATGAGTAGCATTGACTTCAGTGGATACTTACGTACACAATTGCCAGATATAATACGCACTGTAGCATCCAGTGATGGGTCTACTATGTTTAATTTGGATGCAAATAACATAACCACAACACTTTTGGGAGATGTGTATGATTTAAGTGGTCATCCATTGTTAACAGTTTCTGGAAATGCATATTGGAGGGGTCATATCAAAGATACTTCAGATAATACAATTTTAAATAATACTGCAGGATCAGTTATTTATACCGGTTCAGTCAATGGAAATGTGAAAGGTAAATTAAAAGATACATCAGGATGTATATTTTTAAATAATGCTCATGGAGCGGTTTTATTATCAGGTAATGTTGTCGGTTCATTAACTGGTAGAATAACAAATCTTACAAGTTCTGGTTTTGTAAAAACAGATAATAGTGGTAATTTGTCATCTGCACAATTATCTTTAGCAGACATGCCAGATGGTTTTAGTGATATGACATGGCCATTAACAGATTCATCAGGTATGCCATTTTTAGATAATACACATGGATCAGTTTTATTATCAGGTAATGTTGTGGGTATGTTGACTGGGCAAATATATGGTGTATCTGGTGAGGGTGTTGTCAAATCAAATTCTGATGGTGTATTATCATCTTCATTATTGACAATTGATGACATTGATCCTAGTGCCATTGGTGAAAATTATGAACCTGGCACATTGGTAGTGAGAGATATATGTGGTGGTATTATTGGTTTAACATTAATGGGTTTTGATGTGCAAACATATTTACTACACACTAATACCATATTTGCAAGAACAATACTTAATACAAGTGGTGATTTAGTTTTAGATCTTCCATTTGATGGAGAACAGACTGCATTATTAACTGCAAATGTGTTAGGTGATGTATCGGGCTCACTTTATGGAAATGTAACAGGTTCAGTGTTAGATACATCAGGAGAACAAATTTTAGATAATACACATGGATCGGCATTATTAACTGCAAATGTGTTAGGTGATGTATCAGGCTCACTTTATGGAAATGTAATAGGTAATGTGTTAGGTGATGTATCTGGTACAGTTTATGGAAATGTAATAGGTAATGTATGGGGTGATGTATCTGGTGTAGTTTATGGTGTTTTGGCTGGTTTAATAAATGGTGTATCATCATCAGGAGTTGTTAAGTCAGATAGCAATGGTACATTATCTTCAGCACCACTCATACTTTCAGATATTGATTCCAACTGTATTGACATATCAGGTGTACCAGACACATTAGTATTAAGGAATAGTAGTGGAGGAATTGCATCTGAATATGTCAATGCAAATACTATTGATTGTGATTTGATGACAGTGGGGCAATTATATGTGGCAGATATGTTCGATGCAAATGGTGAATCATTTTTGAATGTTCCTGATGATGCGGTTAATCCAGTGACATATAGGGGTTCTGTGGTGCTAGCAGGTATTACAAGTAGTGGTTTAGTTGAGTCGGATGCATTAGGTAATTTGATGTTGACGGACAAATATTATATTTATGTTGATCCATCCAAGAATTCCAGAGGTTGTGTTCCTATCAACGATACAACTGAACCATTTTTACAATTGTACCAAGGTGCACAATATATATTGCAAGAGGATGGTACACAAACATTATACACAATACAAATGCCAACTAGTGCAGCAACAGTTAAAATAAATGCGACAATTTTATCATCTAAATATTGTATTAAAATGTCATGCTGTGTAGTAAATGGTACAATACTTGATGAAACAAAATCGGCTGAATTAATATTCAATACATCATCTACACTAACATCTGCTACATTTAATATGAATAGTAGTAACAATGTAGATATAATTACATCGGTTTCTACCGGAACATCATTTAACACAACTGTTAAAGTAAAATTGTTAGTAGTCGATTCACTATAAAATTATTATTTTCGTATAATATAGATGTCATATCCATACAGAATAGCAGGACCTAATGGTGTCATTATATCATCAAAATCTGGTTCAGTTGATCAGGGTGCAAAAGTGATATTTAATCATGCAGATAATTCAATACTCAAAGATTTGACTAATTTAAAAGCAACCGATTCACTTGTTGAAAATGATATTTTACAGTGGGATGGAGAAAATATTGTTAGTTTATCGTATGCTACATTAACAAGTGATGCAAGAGGTGAACCTGGTAGTAATGGAGCAGATGGATCACCCGGATCAAATGGAGCAGACGGAGCAGAGGGTGTTTCAGCCGTCCAGTTTCCGGAATTCACAAAAGATGGATCAGGGAATCAAACATTTGAAAGGCTCACTGGAACACAAAATTATTTATGCGCATTACATGATGCACCATCGTTTGACGGTGTAACATTTAGCACTGATCTTATTGGGTTAAATCAAAGAATTCATCTTGATGTACCCACTATATTGGATGGTTCGGGAGCATCAGTTAATATAAAATGTTTGTTGGATTCTTCTGGTTATGAACAGGTTGCAGCAGAACTCATTATATCTGGTGATGGATACATTGAAGTTACTGCGACCATTGGACATACAACATATTATGACCTGGGTTATACATATGAACCAAGTGATAAATTGGATTTTTGTGTTTATAGAGACAAATGCATGTTATACAATTCCAATGTTAAAATCATCGAAATAGACTATAAATATAACACTAACGATACTTCATCTGAAGAATATCCAGCATCTGATGAGAGTACAGGAACAACATTTGTTAGAATGCCCATGACTTCTACTTTTGAGGTAGTTGTCGAGATTGTAAATATTACTGAAGACTTTTCATTGAATAATTTTACAGTGCATCCATTGGGTGGTCAAGATGGTAGAGATGGAGCAGATGGCAAAGATGGAGCAGATGGAGTAGATGGAGCACCTGGGGCAGATGGAAGGGATGGAATAGATGGAGCACCTGGAGCAGATGGAAGGGACGGAGTAGATGGAATGGATGGGGTACCTGGAGCAGATGGAGCAGAGGGTATATCAGCTGTTCAACTTCCAGAATTCACGAAAGTTGGTCCGGGGGATCAAACATTTGAAAGAACTGTAGGAACACAAGATTATGTAGGATTATTACACGGTGAATCAAATTGGACCGGAATAACATTTAACACAAATCTTGTTGGATTGAACCAAAGAATTAGTCTTGATGCACCAACTTTACCGGGCGGTGGCAATGCATTTATTATTGAATGTTTGTTGGATGCTTCCGGATATAATCAACTTTCCGTAAAATTAAGTATGAATAGTAATGGACATCTTCAACTCACTACTGAAATTGATAAAACAACATATGATTATCTTGATTCTGACCACACATATTCTCCAGGTGATAAATTAGACTTGTGTATTTACGGGGATAAATGCATGTTGTACAGATCCAATAATATTGTCACTGAAATTGCTTATAAATATAATGTTAATGATATGACTGACCATTATTATTCGGCATCTGATGAAAGTGCCGGAACAACATTTGTTAGAATGCCTGATACATCTACTTTTGAACTAATTGTTAAGAGTACAAACCTGACTACAAACTTTGAATTTAATAACTTCACAGTGCATCCATTGGGTGGCCAGGATGCAAGTCTTACACAACTAGGTACAAAAATAGCTGAATTATCGGAAGTTACTGTCCAAAAATTAATATTGGGTGGCATGACACGGAAAAATATAACATGTAATTATACAACTTCTAATCAAACAATATTAACAATTCCGGTTGTCATAAATGCAGCGTGTAGAATACGCATTGAAGGAGTTTTTATTTCCAGTACTAACAGTGCATGTGGGTATTACACATTTGATGAATTATTTTTTAATACGGCCGGAGATTCCATACCCGAATCAAAAACATTTTCTGATGTATGGTTACCAATTGGTGCATTTAGCACGTCTCCAATCAGCACATCAACTTCAGTATCTAATGCTGTCGAGATTTATGTACATGCAGGTAGTGGTGATTTAGGAAACACCGGAATATGCAATTTGGATATAAGTTGGCAATATTGCGTAAATGAATAAATTATTTAGTAACTAATGTGATTTTATTTTTCGTTTAAAATCACATCATAAAAAAATGTAACAACAGTATAGATGAGCAAAAATATTTCTCTTGTTACCATTAGTCAATTTGATAGATTTAGTTGTATAACAATTTTGATGGATCTTATTAAAAACCAAACATATTATTCTAGAATTTTAGAATGGGTTATAGTTGATGGTAGTAAAAATGTAACAGATGCAGAATTAAATAAAATGAATATTGACAGTTTGAGACCACTGATCAATATACCTATAAAATATGTTGAATATGAAGAGGGTGTCAAATTGGGTCAACTCCGTAATAAAAGTAATATGGCATGTTCAGGTGATGTTATTGTTTGTATGGATGATGATGATTATTACATGCCTCAACGAGTTGAACATGCTTATGAAGAATTAATAAAATCAGACAAATTGATTGCTGGTTCTAGTTGTATCCATATTTATGATTATTTATTGGATGGTGAATTTGTATTTAGTGCATTTGCTGGTAATCACTCAACAAACAATTGTATGGCTTACAAAAAAGAATATGTGAGCAATCATAAACATGATAGTAATGTGACACATGCAGAGGAAACCAGTTTTACTAATAATTTTACAGAACCAATGATACAATTGGATGTTACAAAAACAATTGTTGTAAATAGTCATAATACAAATACATATAATAAAAGAGAAATTATTGTTAAAGGTATTTATGGAATGAATGTGCCAGTTAAATCACATCCAAGAACAATACCAAATAAATACTATACACAATATAAATCTATTTTTGTAAAACCTGGAAAATCACCATATGATATTGTTTACATGGCCGGTTGTATGAGTGCTGATTGGAATCCGACTGATAAGACATTAGGTGGTTCCGAACAAGCAATAGTTCATTTGACAGAAGAATGGACTAGGGAAGGTAAAAAGGTAGCAGTATATGGAAAAGTTCCACAGATGACACACGAGGGTGTTGATTACTTTCCATTTGGGATGTTTCCATATAATTATACATTTAACATATTGATATGTTGGCGTATGAGTGGTCTAGCAGCTATTTTTAAACCATGTGCAGAAAGAATTTATCTTGATTTGCATGATACATGTTCATTGTCAAATGGATTTGATCAATTATATGCATCAAAACAAAAACTAATATCAAAGATTTTTTTTAAGAGTAATTTTCACAAGAATGATTTTGAAACGGTTCTTAAAACCACATTAAATTCTGAACAGTGTGCAGTTATACCAAATGGTATCAGAGTGAGTGATTTTAAAGACAACACAAAATTAAATAATGGGCAACCACTTGTCAGAAACCCATATAGATTTTGTTATTGTAGTTGTTATACCAGAGGATTACAACATATATTACAACATATTTGGCCCGTTATATATAAACATGAACCAAAAGCAGAATTACATGTTTATTATGGAATGAATTTAGTCAATAATCAAAAATTCAAAATGGAAATGCAATTTTTATTGGGACAACCAGGTGTAATGGATCATGGTAGACAACCAATGGACATGATTATCAGAGAAAAATATATGTCAAGTTATCATTTGTATATTTCAGATACAAAGGCAGAAACTGATTGTATTAGTATTAGAGAAAGTTTAATAACTGGTGCTATACCACTTATTTCTAATTCAGGAGTATTTGCGGATAGGGGTGGCATACATTTTGCTCTTGATACTTCAAATGTTGAATCAATGAATAATATTGGAAAGTCAATTATTAGACTGTTTGATTTTTCTCAAGAAAACCTGGATAAAACAAGACTAAAATTAGCACAACACTCATCAATTGTCACTTGGGGAGATGTTGCAAAAACTTGGATTGCTGCATTTTAAAAATTGAATATATTATTCATCTATACAGACTTTTATGTTTGCAGATAAGTACACATCCATTCAATGGAACCAACTATTTCTCCGTATGCGCCACGCCATGGGCCCATGGTTACCATGTCACCTGATCTTTGTGATATTGCTCCATGGATTGGTGTCTCAGTAGCAAATGCATTAATGCTAACACCTCCACCACCACGACCAGTAATTGTACCAGATCCTGCAAAGAAGTATGTCGTACTATGCAATATGTGCTGCACTTTTCAATCATTTCAACCACCATCTGAGGAAATCATTTATGATTGTCCAAATTGCACTGCACTTTCCAAGTGTATTAAGACTGGTGATACGAGTCATATTTTCTTTCCTGCAAGTATTCAATGTATTATGACATGCATGCCCCAGATTGATCTTACGGATGATTCACCAATTGATAGTGATGAGCTAACTAAGGTGCAATCATCATATCTGAAGCATCGTGTTTATCATACTCTTGCATCACGCAATGAGGGTACACCATGTGAACATTCTGGATGTTCCAACACGATGGAAACAGTTGCAGTTGAGTGTCCTATTTGTTTGACATGGACAATTCATGATGATGAAACATCAAATTGTCAATCATGTCAGGCATGTCAAACTTCATGGTCATATCTATTTGAACTAGGTATCATGTGTGATGTATGTGGTATTAAGCATATTCAAGATCATGATGAGTATTTGCATTGTACCACATGTAGTTTTGATGCATGCATATCATGTGCTGGATCAGCTGAGACAATTGCACACACACATCCTTTGATTACTGCCGGGTGTACTACTGAATTTGCAGAGATCAATGTTGAGTTTGTGTGTGCTCGTGAACCATATGCACCATAATTGCAACAAATAAAATGATTTGATAACAAAAAGACTTTTTGTTATTAAATAAATAAAACAATCTTATAATTTAGTAACAACTGTATCTTCTTTTTTAGTTGCACTTGAACGATTTTTATATTGTTGAATTTTAGAAGGAATCATAATAGTAGTATCTCGGGTACTTTCATCAACAACCGGCAAAAGTGGAATCATTGGGGGTAGTTTCATTTTATATTCTTTTTTAAGAAGATTACACTTACTTCTAAATTCATCAATTGATATGTGTTTACTAAATAATAATTCCCTTTGTGGTGATTCAACTAGCACTTCATTTTGCCCAAAAATATGTTGATGCATTTTTTTTATTAATGCACTTCTAATGCTGGTTCTGTAATCATCCATTTCTGCATTGTATGCTAATGCACAATTTAAGCTACAAAAATTGCCAAATACATAATAAGTTGTCCCACAATATCGATCTGGTATAAAAAATGGAACAGTATCAAAAGGACATGTATCCCACCAACACACCATGTCAGATGAATCTGTGACAACTGGTTTGCCACTCTTGATATCAATCAATTTAAAATCTAAAACGGTACTCTTTGAATCTCTGGTGGCAGAAACATTATTATCATACCCTACACTTTTTATATCTGTGATGGTTTTTCCCAATCTTTTAATAATTTCATCCTTTTTTTTAATTTCAGCTAATAAATGTTGCACAGTCACACTTTTTTGATCTGAGTCTGATTCATTGTCAGAGATGGATAAAATAGTTGACACTTTATGACCACTTTCAGTTTCATCAACCATAGTAAAACCATTTTTTTCTGATGAATTGTCTTCATCATCAGAAAGTGCAAGGTGCAAAATAATATTCTCTTCTTTTGGTTTTGATTGTGATGCAGATTTAGTTTTTTTTTCAGGTTCAACACTTTTTTCACCCTCTATAGATTTCTTAGGGCGCCCTCTTCTTTTTGGCTGTGTTGGGGTAGTCTTAGAATTTTTTTTTGATTTTATAGCAAATTCGTCCCGGTCGTCATCTGATGAATCAGAATCTAAATAGTGTTTTAGTTTGGGCATTGTTATATGAAAGTATGAATAAGTCTTTAAATTTATATCATATTGAACCAGATAGTGAGTTTATCAATTTTTTGTGATGTGTTTGTAATTCTATTTCATTGGTGTTGTGATTATGCAAAAACATAACAGACTCATCATTTGAATATATCTAGATGCTATAAATGATATGTTTTGCTATATTTAAAACAATTTAATTGTTCATTTGGATGATGCCAAACATAACAGAATCATCATTTGAACATATCCAGATAATATAAATGATATGTTTGATTATGTTTAAATGAAATATTTTGTTCATTAAAAAATGCTACAAAATATAATAGATTCATCATTTGAATACTAACAAACATAACAAATTCATCATTTAGGTATAGTTAAAAGAGATATTAATATAGTTTTTAAAAAAAGAGATTTAGACTACTAATTAGATATATTACAAATAGTCTCAATATATATATATATTATAAAAAATTTCTCCGTGGCGCGAAAAAACACACAAGAAGTGTGTGTTTTATTTGTAAAAACCCCAAAAAATCTTTAAAAAAGCAGTTTTTTTAGAAACAAAAAGTATAAATGTCTAAGAAATATGAAAATTTTTTTATCAAAAATTGATGCTTTTTTAGTCTCAATTTTTGTTATAAAAATGAAATTTTGATTAAAAAATTGTTAAAAATCGTCAAAAATATAAAATTTTGAAAAGTGTATAAGCGTCCTAAAATGAGTATAAACGATTTTAAAAAGTAATAAGGTTGCAAACTGGAACAATACACTTTCAATACATTTTTAATACATTTTCAATACATTTACAATACACTTAATACCTAAAGAGCAATGGCTAAACAATTAAAGATTATTTATTATTTATTAAATATTAAATCAGTGAAATGGGCGAAAAGAATGTATTTACATGTGAATTATGTAACCTCAAAATTGCAAACAAGACAAATTACTATAGACATAAAAAATATTTGTGTCCCGTCAAATTAGAACAAGAAAAAATGAAATCAATTGAAGCGCAAAATGAAAAAAAACTATATTATGAAGCAATAATTGATACATTAAAAAAGGAATGTAACAAAATTGCAGAAGAATTAACTGCAACCAAAGAAAAATTAAAAACAACTGAATTAAAATTAGGAACAACTGAGGAAAAATTAGAGCAAAAAAATAAAGAATTATTTGCATTTATGCGACAGGATATAACATTTATGCGAGAAACACAAAAGACATCAACTACAACATTAGATAAATCAGTGGATGCATTAACATTTTTAATGACACATAGGAAAAATGCTCCGGAACTCAAAGAGTTAACTCACGAAAAGGCACAAGCCATATTAACACACGAAAGTCGTCTATATGATTATCTTCTTCATTATTATCAGGAAAACATGCTGGATCAATACATTGGAGAAATCATTTTGAAATACATCAAAAAGGAAAATCCGGATGATCAATCCGTGTGGAATTCTGATGTTTCCAGATTGACTTATTTAATAAGAGCTATAGTTGATGAATCTCCAACATGGCTTAGGGATCCCAATGGAGCTATGTTTAATAAAAAAATTATTATGCCAGTTATTAATGAAATAACAAACTATTTGTATAAATGTTTACATTCCAAACATCCAGAAAAAATCGTACTGGGTGATCAGACAGATGACAGTGACAATGAGAGTGACTCATCTGATAATACACATGATGAAAATGGTGGTAAGGTATCAAATGATTCATGCGATGAACGGGAATTAATGAAACGCACAGGTTCTATATTAGGAACAGTCGAAATATTAAAAAGTAAAAAGTATCGAAAAAGTTTATCAGAGTATATTGCTTCACATATACCATTACACAAAATTGATAAGAACATAAATATAAAAAATTCTCCTGAACTATTAGATAAAAAGTTTTCAAAAAAAGAAATGGATAAGTTAACTAACACCGATAAATCCAAGAAAATAATAAAGAAGAAACCGGTTGATTCATCCGACAGTGACGCATACAACAAACCCAAGAAAGTGATAAAGAAGAAACCTGTTGATTCATCAGATAGTGACACATACAATAAACCCAAGAAAGTAATAAAGAAGAAACCGGTTGATTCATCCGACAGTGACACATACAATAAACCCAAGAAAGTAATAAAGAAGAAACCAGTTGATTCATCGGATAGTTCAGGTACACATGAAAAACCAAGAAGAATAATAAGAAAAAATCATAATAAATAATTAGCTAATTTACATTTTACATTTTGCATTGCGATATTTCATAATGCAAGATTTTTTGACAAAAGTACCTGATAAATAAAAAATACAAAATCAATATATACGATAATGAATCGAACTCATGTTAAAGCATATATTGACCTGTGTAAAACACATGATTATGAATCAATAAAAAATATTCTCAGTGATGCAAAAATGGATAATACTGAATCAATTGCAAATAAATACAACATATCTATTGATCAAGTTGATGGTTTACTATCAATTGCAGAACACCCCTATTTATTGGATGAAACTGCTGCACTATCTAATTTAGAATATATTTATAATAAATGTCAGAGAAGAAAAGTATTAAATTCTGATTCTAGTGAAGGTGGTGGTGGATTTGGTGGTCTATTAGCGAAAGGACTGAAAAAAGGATTGGCTGCCGCAAAATCAGGTGGTATTGCTGGAAAATTGGGTAATATGGTTAAAGCAAGTGGTGCAACCGGAAAATTGAGTGGTATGCTTACAAAAGCAAGTGGTAAAATGAGTGCAATGGGTGCAATGGTTGATAAAGGTACTGCGTTATTAAATGATCCAAAGGGATTAGCAGGATCATTAAAAGAATCAATGTGTGATTGCAATGGAAAAATAAAAATTATTAAAGATGCTGTCGCGCAATTGCCCATGCCAGAAGAAACACGTGCAGAATTATTACGTGTTATATCCAGTGCAAAAACTCCAAATCTAGTGAAGAAAGCATTAAGTCCACTAAAAACAAAAAAACAACGTGGTGGTGAATTGAGTGATGAATATACAACTTATTCATCATCCATTGAATTAACACCTTCAAAAATGGAAGAACTGAATGAATACAGATAAAAATGTTATTTATTTACAGAGTCAAAATGTTAAGGATATAACATTTATTTACCAAAGCTAATCCCATAACCCTTTTTATGTTTGCCATCTGTTTTGCTATTACTACTTTCATCACTGTCTTTACTTCTTTTACTTTTGGTGCCAACAGAAATAGCATCATAGCTAATATCTGCAGTGATGTGAGACAAATCTTTTTTCTTTTTAGTTTCAGACATGTCACTTGTTATTCTATCTACCATTTTTTTGACATTGTCTGAACTTTTTGAATCAACATGTTTTTTGGTTGGTTTTGGAGGTTCTGGAGTATCAATAACTTTATCAACTTTAATAGAATTTTTTTTGTAACCCAAGATTTGATCTTTTCTTGGATTAACACTAATGGCAGACATTGTGCTGCTTGAACTGAGTGTGCTGACATTTGATGAATCAGTAGTTTTTGATTTGGTTTGTTTATTTTGTTTACTTTGTTTATTTTTTTTGTTGTCTTCACTAAAACTATCTAACATTTTATTAACATCATTTAATTTTTGTTGTTGAATAGCCAATTCTTGTTTTCTTTTTTGAGTTTCTAATCGTTGCATCATGAGTGCTTCTTGTTGTAACTGTTCAGCAGTTTGTTTACTCATTTTAGTAACTCTTTCTTTTTTTGTATCTAATGATTTTGCAGATTCACTCATCATTAGATTGTTTCTAAAGTGTTCCATTTCAGAATTATTTTGGGCTTTTTTGCGCATATGATCATATTCTAATTCTGATTGTTTTATCCATTTATTATCTGCGGCAATTGCACTGGCTTCATTGTGATCTTTCATAACTTTTTCTTCTATTTTTTGTTTTTGTTCTGGTGAAATAGAGAAAAATGGCTGTGGTACTTCATTTAATTTTTCGGCTTTCATTTCAGCTTTTTGTCTCAATTCATTGATCGTCTCAGGATCTTCATCCAGGGTTTTTGCAGCACTGGGCATCAAATTCATAACCCCCTTGTGCATTTGTATATTGATTGCACTACCTGTCAACATTAAAAATAATTTAAATTCAGGGGCTATTGGTTGTCCAGATGATGTGTATTTTTCATATAATTCACCTAATACCTCATAATAATTGGCAATATTTGAACCAACACCATTTGACCATACACCTTCAAATTTAATATCAAAAGGATTATAGTTATCATTTAACATTTCAAGACCTTTAATAATACTATACATTGCACCACTCATCCATTCAACTGCATTTTTTTTATTTTGAATACCACTGTGTAATTCATATTCGAATTTCATTTCATTGTAATCAGAATGAAGACCATAATTTTGGGACAAAACAATTCCTCTTTGCATCAATTCTCCTAATTTTCGCATCATAACTAATTTTTGACATCTTAATTTTTCTGTTGTCCATTTTGATACATCATCACCATCTGCAGTTGAAGCATTATTTTCAGCCTCTTCATGCGATGTTGTTTCATGTTTGGATTTAACATGTTTGCCATCAGATGTATTTCTTTCATTTTCGTGTGCAGATGCTTGTTTGGGTAATTCTTTTGCTTTTTGAAATACAGTGGGTTTACTGTATTTATCTACATCATCATCCAAATCATCCTCATAGTTATTGTCACCACCTCCAGTATCATGATGATCTTTTTCATAATACACTCTTTTGTCACTGTCAATAAGTTTATCGGTATTAGCAAAAAATTCAACCATCATATTGGTCTCAGTTGGTTGCAAGCCATTATTAAAAACTTGTTGATCAACTAATTGTGGCCCATGTGCACTAGATAAATGATGTGTCATAATTTAATATATTGTTAATCAAGAAAGTATTTTATATCTTATTACGCATCATTCTTTATCAGGTTACAAAAGTATTATTTTCAGTAAACCATTTAATTACCGCATTATAACCATGTGAATAAATCTCACTTTTTTTCAAATCTGTCAGATCTAAATCAAGAGCATTAATATTTGGTATTTTTATTGCCACAGTTATTTTTTCAAATCCTTTAACAGAATTGCATGTGACACCCTCAAATAAACATTGTACTAAATTGATTAAAAATTCTTCTGCATTTTTAATATCTTTGATGTATTCCCTTGTTTCAGTTAAATAGAATCCAATGACAGCATTTATATTGTCATAAAATAATTGAACAGGATAGTTATCAATGCATCCTCCATCCAAAAACATTTTGCCATCATATAAAACTGGCATAAAATAAATAGGAAATGCAGTTGACATTCTAACGGCCATAATGACGGACATGTCAGGATTATTTTTATGTGAAAAATAATAGGCTTGTTTATCGTTCATACATGAAGCTGAAACAATTAATGTCAATCCAGTTTTTTTGAACAGTTCTTTGAATGTGATATTTTTATTGAATCCCTTAGTCTCAGTCATTTTTGATAAAACCATAATAAATCTATCACCATTATCCAAACCAAAATCATTAAAAAATCCTGCTGGATCAAGTGATTTAAGTTTTTTCAGGTCAAATGTCATGATAAATTCATATAATTCTTCTGGTGTATAACCAATAGTGTGTAAAAAACCAAACAATGCCCCAATACTGGTTCCAACAATTGTTTTAATGTGTTTTAACAGATGTAATTCTTTCATTGCCTTGAGACCACCAATATGTGCTAAACCTTTAATACCTCCACCACTCAGTACAAGAACAGATTTGATGTTAATAGTTTTTGGTTTTCCTAATAATTTGTATAATTTTGTGTCCAAATATTCATTGACATTTGAAATATTATTGAAATCAAAATCTGTCATATTTGTTGTATAAATCATACAAATAATCTTTTGTGAATAATATAGACACACACACATGGAACCAGTCCATAAATTTAATATTGCAAACTTGTTTCCCAATGAAGATGGATCAAAACCATATATTGGGGGTAAGTTAGATGTCAATACACTGTTTAAAAAAAAAATAGATGATGACATAATAATTAATTTTGATGCCAGATCATTGTTAAAAAAAACTCATTTGCAACGAAAGAAATTACACAAATGGCATGTAAAAATGTTTAATACATGTTCGCACAAAATAACTCAAGCAAATGCACTTGGAATAACTGATATAATTTTTGAGGTAATTAACTTTATTCCAGAATGTCCAGAATACAAACCTTTGGAATGTATAAAATTTATTGAATCAAAATTAAATGAACAACATATTAATACTTGGATTGTTGATACAACCAAAATATTTATAACATGGGCCGATCTGGAACTAAAATTATCTTCTCATGAAGAGATCTAGTAAAATAATGATAAAAACACCTATCATAATTAAAATAAGAACATCTTTTGTATCTGGAGAATTAAATAACCCATCTGATCGAACATTTGCATTTGGCATTATTTGGGTAGAATTAACTGTGGGTTGAAACAGATGATTTGAATGTTCTTTTTGCAATAATGTAATTAATTCATTTTTGCATCCTTCACACTTTCTGATATGTCCTAAAATAGCATCATCATTATTTTGATTTTGCAGATGTTTAGTATGTAATCTTAATTGTTTTTTTATTTTGGGTGATAGTGAAGATGCATCTGAGAAATTGTATGTGTCAGTAGTAAACATACTGGCTTGATCACTCTGGGAACCAAATGACATATTGTCCGATGACACCATACTTTGATTATCAGACATTTCACTATTTGCATTTAATGGATTTGCATCAACAAAGTGACTTGGTAATCCATTAGAAAAATCTCCTTGGGCTGAA